CTACAACCGCATTGCTGCCCCACCTGGGCTCGAACCAGGGACCTAGCGATTAACAGTCGCTCGCTCTGCCAGCTGAGCTATAGGGCATTACTACACAGAGGATGATATCAGAAACTGTTTTAATCCTTCTACGCTCATTGGGACGCCGCCCTTATCATCTATACCTTCACCATCAATTACGGCATTAGCTACAGCGCTCTTATGTTGTAGAGCTTCATACTGACGTTCTTCAATAGAACCCCCGACTATGATGTCTTGAATTACAATTGAGGGCCAGGTTGATGAGGCTCTTTTAATTCTTCCGTTTCTTTGGATTGCTGCTCCTGAAGACCACGGGAGGTCATAGTTGACCAAGAGGTTAGCTGCAGGTAAATCGACCCCATACCCACCAGCATCGCTAGACACCAAAACACGAACATCAGGACGTTCATTAAAAGCAATTTTATTCTCCTCTTTAGTCTTGGCGTCTAGCTTGCCTGAGTATAAACGACATTGTTCAGGCCCTAAAGCTTCAGCAATTTTATCTAGCATACCAACATAGGTTGCAAAAATCACGACTTTGTTATCTTTATTTTGTTCTAAAAATTCTTTTACATAATTAATAAGATAGTCTAATTTGGTAGAGGTAGTTACTCCATCTAGGTAACCATTAAGAACTAAGTCAGCAGCGTAAGCTGAACCCTCGCCGTTCATTAAATGAAACTTCTCTGCGCTTGTCTTAAGAAGGTCTGGGTGTGAACATAGCATTTTTAAACACCCAATCTTAGACATAATTTTTCCACGCATTTCATCCTCAGGACCGCCGCGACGGCTAGACTCAACACCGTAGTGAGCCATAACATTGAAGTTAGAACCAAACATAGACTGAGCTTCGTCTAAATCAAATAACAAATCTTTAGTTATACGTTCATATAAAGCTGAAGATTTTCTATCAAGAATTATCTTGACAGGGTCTTTGTGGATTGAATCGGGTAAGTACGGCGCTACGTCTGGGTCTTTCTGAGCCTTACGTACGCAGGCTTCCTTTAACTTAGTGTGGAGTGTTGGTAAGTTTCTGTAATACTGAGGAGCGCCCCAAGAGTTTCTTACAATAAAAGCAGCATCAAAGATGTCAAACCTACCAAGTACGTTGGCGTCAACAAATTGCATAATGCTATAAAGCTCTTCAGGTTTACCGTTTTCAATAGGAGTTCCTGTAAGGGCAAAACGATAGGGCGCACTGACAAGCTTCTTTACTGCTTTGGAACGCTTGGATTTAAATGACTTGATGGCTGTGGCTTCGTCAAGGACAACAAATCCTCGGGGGAGCTCTCGTACTTGAGACCAGTCGTTAACAACTTGCTCGTAGTTAAGAATGACGTAGTCCACCCCTGAATTCCGCCAGTCATAGGCAAGTTCATATTGCTCTGCCCTTTTCTTCGGCGTTCCATCAACAACCAAAGTGCGTGAAGTTCCATTAGTAAATTTCTCTATCTGATTAGCCCACTGATACTTCAATGAGGATAGACAGATTATAATCCCTGGCTCTTTAATTTTGGTCTCATCCATCAAACGTTCTATGGCAGCAATAGTAAGAACTGTTTTACCTAACCCCAAGTCATAGGCAACCAACATCTTGCCTTGCTCACACATACGGTCTACAGCCTCAGGCTGATAAGGAAGTAGGGTGCCAGTAAATGTCACAGAGGAATCTCGTTAACTCTGTCTTTAGACCAGTGGATGTAAGACCTAATATAAACAAGAGCGTAGGCAAGAGCGGAGAATATAAACCCGTATTGGTCAGTAATAAGGGCGTACGTAATCCATAGGCACTCGTTAAACAGAAGGACTAGCCAACCCCATATAGTCTTACGACCTACAAAGTAAATACCTGATACACCTATAACGGCTAGTATCCAAGACCAATATTGCATTAGGTATACGCTCGCATCCTAGTTTGTATAAGAACTTTAAGGTCTTCTAACGTACCATTATTCATAAATATCTGGTCAACCTTTTCACCGTCCATTGCAGACTCTGAGTTGTGAGAGTTTACAGCTAAAACGCCTGAACGTTTTATACGCCAAATCTGCGCGTTGTCGTAGTCTCTAATAGCTTTAGCTTCATTTGGATACCTAACATCAGTAATAACATAGTTAACCTCTCCAAATAACTGAAGACCACTTAACGCATGCTTTACCCAAAACATGTCACCAAAAGTTTTACGGGCACCAACTCCGAGCCTTTGAAGAAGGTCACGAGCCTCGGGGTAGTCAACCTTAACTCTGTCCCACCCGTATACATCTACCAACCCTTGAACTCTATAACCTTCTTTGAGCATCGGATTAGTTTCATATAACAGGTCACGTATGGGGTCAGCAAAAGCGACTCGTTGGTAACCGTAATTCTCTACAAGGATATTAGCTACAGTATCTTTACCCGACTGTGCGTATCCAGTTAGTCCAATAATCATGCGATAGCCTTTGCTCCGTGAACGCAATGCTTAGCGTTATCTAAACCCCACTCTATCTCAGCTTTGCTCATACCGCCAACATCTTTCATACCAGTGTCTGCATAGTTAAAGAACCAACACTCTAACCCCATCTCAGTAGCTAAGGCTAATAAACTTAAAGAGGAGCCCTTACCTGAGTCATCATTGTCCATTGCAAAGACTACTTTTTCAGCCCCGCGTATTAAATTAAACTGAACCATCGACACGGCGGAACCATAGGTTGCTACGCCTCCTGTGATGCCTACAGACTCTAATCTCACAACATCCAATGGGGACTCAACAACAATCATTGTTCCCCCTTTGTATTGGTTGTATCCAAAAAGAGTTGTACTTTTTTGAACACCGACAGGTTGATTTTTAAAGTACCGTGCTCGATGCCCTTTCTCTTGCCATCCCAACAGCTTACCTGTTGACGGTTCTCTAATAACAGTTATCCAATTAGAATGTCTTTCATCCCACAAAAGGTCATGCTTGATTGCAGCGGAGGCGGTAAGACCACGAGATTTAAGGGCGTCAAGTGGGGGTTTAACAAATGCAGAAAGCATTGACTCTGTAATAAAGGTAGGTTGTTCAAATATCTCTTTAGGTTTTAAAGCTCTCTGTAATGAATTAGTTAAGTTAACGTCACCTGATGTAATAAAAGCTTTTGCAGCTTCATAGTCAGAGCCTTGAATCATAGAGACTAAAGTTGTTAAGGCGCCTTTGTGACCACATGAGAAACAAAGGTTTGCACCAGTGTCAGCATTAATCCAGAAAGACGGATTCCTATCTTCGACTCCCTTTATTAACTTGTGAACAGGGCAATAACATTGAATCTCATACCCACGAACAGATACAACCTCAACACCTAATCTGTATAACGTATCCTGCATCTCATCTACTGTCATACCTGCCAGTCATCGCCTTCCATCTCACGGAACTGTCCAGTGTTCCAATCCCAGTTAAGGGCAACCTCTGAACGCCCTGAGTTACGGGAATCAAGAATCTTTAGCATACGCATGTCGTCAATAGCATCATCAATTCTTTGAAGACCAAAGATAACATCAGCGTCTTGATGGAAAGAAGATGAGTAACCAATAGAGTCAGCGGTTAACTGCCCCTTTTTCATTTTCCAATTTAAAGCCTGAGTAGAGATAACGACAGGAACTTTAAATTTCTGTGCCATACGTTTTAAAGAACGAGTGATGTTAGTAATGGCCTGTGGAGTGTTAGCCTCGCCTGACTGCTCATCAATCATGAGATAAGTACCATCAATAAAAACAACATCAGGATGCAGTACTTGAATCTTACTTGTAATGCCAGTGACGGTTGAACCAGCAGCCGAATCTACTAACCAGAATCTTTCACGCATACCTTCAATTCCTTGAAGAACTCTTTTGTATCGAGTCTCTTCATCGGGGGTAAGCTTTCCATTAATCAAGCGGTTATGTGAGACGCGAGCTTTTTGAGCATCGTAACGAGTAAGCTGTTCATGGTTGCTCATCTCAAATGACTGGAACATTACTTTCTTATCAGTCATGTGAACGTTCTGTGCAATCTGCAAAGCAAGCGTTGACTTACCAGTCTTAGGTGGGGCAACAATAACAATCAGCTGACCGTTCTGTAAACCACCAGTTGCTATGTCAATAGTTGGGAACCCTGTAGGAACTCCAAGTAACCCTGGGTTGTTCTTGCGCCACTCGTACTCATCAAAACGCTTGGTAGCTTCTGATGTTAAATCTAAATCGTTGGTCTTGCTTAAGCCGTCTTCTTCTAACTTTATTAAACCGCTTTGGATATTAAGGATAGCCTGCTCGTGGTTTTGCTCTTTTTCCAAAGCACTGATAGCGCTTTGCACCATGCCGATAGTGTTGGCTTTTCTACGAGTAGCAACTACTGAATCAATTAGGTACTCAACAGCATCAGATACTTCTGCTGGTACATAGTTGGGGAAGTTTTCTTTTATGACATCAAGGCTTGGTACCTCTGCATAGTTAAAGAAGTGCTGGCGAGTAAACTCCCAGATACGTTTGTTAGTAGGGTCTACAAACCAAGTGTCCTGTACTCCTCTATCAAATAGGGGAGCAACATCGCGGTCATGTAAGACTTTGCTTAGTAATTTACTTTCGTTGTTCATAAACCTTTGAAGTCCTTCCCCCAGTGCCCGTATCGAAGTAGCCTAGAGTCTACATCAACAACTCCAAGAACCTCGGGCCTGTAGGGAAGTTCTGAAACCAAATGATTGACCGACTCGTATGATGAAAAGTATCTAAACGGATTAGTACCCATGTTGTCAAGTGTATCCATAACCTTAGATAGCTCATCATCTGATAAATCAAATGAGACAACCTCTAATGTCACGCCAGCTTTAGTAGTAAACAAATATAGAAAGCTTAAGACATCTCTTCTAAACTTTTTGTCGACTTTTGGTACTGGAAAAAGTTTAGCGATTTTCTTTACAGTTATATTTATTTCTAAAAATATATCCGTAGTAATGAGGTAGCGTTTTGGAAGCTCATTACTAATATCCCCGTTTTTCACGGGTTAAAAAACTTCTATCTTACCGAACTTAATAACAAACTCTCGAAAATCAATGTTTGATTGTCGAGCTTTTTCGGCGTCGTCTTTAGTTGCACGACTAGATATCTCTAATGGATAGTTACCTTTGTTGTTATCAATTCGTGCTTTAACAAAACGAACATGCTTACAGGTTGCTCGTCCTCTAAATCCTGGACAGGTGCAACTTAGTGAGTCACTATCTTTTTCAACAGATACCTCGTAGATACCTGGCCCAGGGGTTTGCTGTTGGCTAAGAAACACCTGAACTAAACGAGAGTCACTTGACACTATGTTCTCTTTCATTTACGCATATCTCCCTCTGTTGAAATAATTGGCATGTAACCAAACGCTTCGACTGCATAGCTTGCTGTCGAATCTCCGTATAACGCTGCCCATCCTTCAAGAGGAATGTTAGTGGTAACAATGGTCGGTAGTCCATTATTTACTCGGGTGCGAAGAACATGATGAAACATATTCTTCTGCCACCCAGTAAGGCCTGCGTGTTCTTTGCCTAAATCATCTATAACTAGTACTCGTATGTTATAGGCATCGTTTTCACACTCACCTAACATCCCATAATAAAGGGTCTCCTCTGCGTCTGTCGCCCCATCCATCATAGAACTTTTAAGGTCTAGGACCTGATTAAATGTGGAAAAGTAACAAGGCCTTACTAAAGGCATGTTTTTTGATGGCGCAAATGAGTCAATAGGAAGGGTAGTAATCATCTCTTGAATGATAGAGATGGCAAGGGTTGTCTTACCGTGGCCTGGCTTTCCATATAGGAGTAACCCCTGACCACTGCTTCGAACACCATCAGCTTTAATAATTTTATTTTTACCAACAGCGTTAATCCAAGTACGGATTGTTTGAATGTCTTGCGGGTCAGTGGCTGTGCAATCATCTAAGGTCCAACCAATTAAAGATGAAGGAATGCCAGCAACCTTAATCCAAGCAGCCCTACCAAGTTTTAATTCATCAGTCTTGAACATTGAACTTCTCCATTGAGCTCTTGTATTTAATCTTGGCGGTAACCATATCATCATCTGTAATCATTGCACGTTTAGCATCTGCAACCATTCCAGGAGCGCGGACGATAAATTGTTTCCACAGCTTTTCGGGGTCATCTAAAGACTGTTCATGAGTAAGACTACTAAAGAAACGTTCCATAAGAACTTTCTCTAAAGTCCCATCTGAATCGTTATTCTTTCTAAAGGTACTCAACGCCATAATAAAACGACTCTGGTGGATACGCCATGGTGGCATGTTCCACTGGTCAGGTACAAGGCTGGCAAAGTATGACGCGCTATCGCTAACAGTCCAGTTGGCAGGGTCTTTCTTGTCTCTGTGTACAAAAGCCTTCTGAGCCTTCTCGGCCTTTGCCTCCTCGTACTCTTTTTGTTTACGCGCCTTGTCCTTCGCTTTTAAATCGGCAACGTCGTCGGGGTCCATTGGCGTTCCGAACCATGTCATGTGGGCTCCTATTCCTATATCGACTTTCGAAAATTCTTCTTCACGGACTTCGTCCGTGGATTTTGTAGCTATTACTGTATTTGTATTTAGGCTATTAGAATAATCTGCTAATAGGCTATACAGCGGTGACAGCTGTATAGATGTACTGGAAACCCGTACTCGGTTAACCAGCTCCTGAAAACCCGCATCGGTAACGACAATTTGTCGACAAAAGGTGCCGTTGGTTTGACGGTAGGTTTTTGTCTCTATAAAGCCCAGGGCGGTAAGTTCGGTCAGGGTGGACTGGAATGCTTCACGTCCCTCTTTGAAGCCCTCTGAGAGGCCTTTGGCGCCTCCTGAAGACCCTTGGGTGGACAGGTGTAGCAACACACCTAACGCTCTGGCAGACATCACTTAGGCTCTTCCTTGCCCTTCTTACGAGCCTCAATCTCCTCGACAAAAGCGGCAGCAAAGATACGGGCTATTTCTTGGACTCCGAAATAGAGATTATCCAAAGCCTCTTCTTCTGCATCGTCTGTTTCTTCATCTTCGAAATCTTCGTCTTCTTCGCTTTCTTCTTCCTCCGTGCCATCCTCTTCTTCTGCCTCGTCTTCCTCTTTAGATACGATTTCCTTTTCAGGGAATGTAGGTTCTTTAACTTCCTTTAGCCCTTTAGAAGCTGTCAAAGGGGTTAACCCATCAGATAGGTCAAAGCACGGAATGTCCGATTCTTTACAGATAGCTAAAGCGTTTGCTGATGCTTGGTCTTCATCGTCCCAAAGAATAAACGCAGAGGATTTTTCCCCCGACATCATCTTCACAGCATCATGTAAGGGGTTTGAAGATAGTTGAAAGCTTGCATTTGGAAACGCTGAAAAGTCGGCAGCCTGTGAAGAAAACATAATGATGTTCTTGTTTTTTTCTTTAGCAAACTGAGCTGCAAACTCTTGTGTCTTACTTGGTTTTATATCAAATGAAAGAACTAATGTTCCATCAGAACCATTAGCGTAGTAATGGTCTTCCATAAGAGCCTCTAGGTTGGCTCTGCTTGTCTCGCCGTTACCAGCGACTAACACATAGTATTTGTCCATAGGGACCTCCTTGTAGGGGAGCCCTATACTACACAATTTTTTACTCTGGTCTAGCGCTGTTGATTACTGCTGGTTTATAGGTAGCAGCCCTTTCAGCTAAGGCTAAGAATGCCGAACCAAGGAAAGCCCCAGCTACGGTATGGAGAATAAACCCCTTAGTAGTTGAAACTTCAACTAACCAAGTACCAATAGCGGAGAAGATAATTGAGGAAACCGCATTTAATACTACGGCACTAATAAACATACTTAGTACATCCACAAGAGGGCCTACGATTGCTAGTAGGAAAGCTGTAAAACATCCAAGGAGTATGAGTTCAACCATGGGGATATCTTACTATGTTTTTGGTTGAGCCAAATACACCGCGTAGGTAGTGCCAGCTAGTAGGTAGTACTGAAGGGCACCCCCGATAAGTCGTTCTTGAATAGCAACTCTGTTCTTGTAGTAGTGGCTACGGGCATTGTTGGGCGTTGAGCCTTCCCAGAACAGTTCATTTGTAGCAGCTGGCCCTGAACTTCCATCAAAAAAATCAAGAGCAAAGGGAGAGTTTTCAAACAAGGCGGTGTCTACATTTAGTTTATGACCAGTGGCTGCTGGAGTCCACGTTAGCTGTACAGCAGCATAAGCGGCGTTGCTAGGAGCAGTTGCTGTGACGTTTGGTCTAGACCAATTAGTGTTAAGCATAAACGTATTGGAGCTTGTAGAAGTAGAGATAATAGTTTTGTTAATGTCATACCAAACAATTGATGGTATTACAACATCTGATGACTGTTCAGTCTTTGCATAAAGACTAAATGTGTATGTGGTATCTGGATAATGTATGTCCATTAAGTCAGCGGTTGTTACAAATGATTTTAAAATAACTTGTGAAGTACCAGAGGAAGTTATTACTAAAGCATCCCCACCTTTACATACAACGCCTACAGTTGAAGCTGCGCTAGCTACTGTTCCACTAGCAGCAAAACTAACGGTAAAGTCAGATACGCTAGTTAAAGTTTTAAGACCGTCAAAAGGCGAACCTAATCCAGTTACATAAATCTGGTCTCCAGCTTTAAAAGTATGGACAACAGAAAGTTCAATAGTTCCAGTTCCAGAACCAGCTACTCTTGCTACTGAGTTGTAAAGCTCTACGTTTGGTTCTGCAACATCTGTTCGTACACTTAATGTAGATGCGCTTGCACTCCAAGGTGTGTATGGCGCAACAAAGTGAGGGTTACGAATTTCATTAATGCGATTAGCTTTTAAAGTTACGTGCAGTTGTCTAGCTTCATCAAAAGAAGTAACGGTAGATGATTGTTCAAATTGAGCAGCATCAAAGTAATGTCGTTCATTGCTTGCTAGGTTGCCTACGTTAGAAACTGTAACTCCTGGAACTGCGTAATAGCATTCTTGGCATCGTTGAACGGTCACTTGGAATCCAGAACCCGTACCGCCCAAAGAAGAGTTAGCAACAGAAAAAATGGTTGTTGTATCTGCTCCAGCTCCACCATTTGTGATTGTTAAAGAAAGAACTGCGCCCAGGTAAACTGTAAAAGAGCCTGTTGGAGCAATTGTAAATTGCTTACCAGATACATAAGTCAATGGAACGTTACTATATGTTCCATCAACATAGCCTGTTCCAGCCGTGCTGTTAAAGCTGTTAAGTGTTAAGTTAGTTGGAGATAAATCCGTAACCACAGCTCTGGCGCTAAAAGTACCACTGCTATTTGCAACTGGTTCACCAGTTGTAGTCTTCATTAATACGCCAAATCTGTCATACCATTTAATGTTTGCAGTTAAGGTTCTAGAGGTAGAGCTTGCTGCAGAGTAAATACTAAAAGTATAGTTCTTACCAGTCTTAACTGGAATTCCTTTAGTCACTGGGGCTGTTATGCCACAAGAAAAAGTAACTTCGTTAGTAGAACCTCCAGCATTTGCAACACTTAAAAAGGCATTTTGTTTATTAGGATAAAGAAGCGGAGCTGTTGATTCAGCCCAAGGTGCTGGTACTGGAGTAATCTTTGCGTACGCATTTGTATCTGTATTAAAAGCAGAGCGTTGAGTAAGGTCTGCTGCTGTCAAAGAATAACCAACTGAAGTTTCATCTACTACAGTAATAGTTTTAGCTGTTACAACCTCATTAAAAATAGGAAGCTTAGAGCCACTGATAAATATTTTATCCCCAGCTTTATAGTTGTGAGCTCCTAAAAATAGGTTTGCGTTATTACTAGAAATAGAAAACTTAAGTATGTCTTGTTTCTTTAATTGAAGCAGTTGACCGCTTGAATCTGGGGATGTCCAGTTACCAATACCCTCTTCAAATGAGGAGTCGTTGTAATCAAGCATTAAGTTGTGACTTACTGTAAGACCTTCAACGCTAGGGTTAGGGGTACCTTCAACGGGAGACACCACAGGCCATCCACTGAAAGCGGACAGGTATTCTTTAATACCCGCAGTGCTTCCTTTTTCAGTTTGAAGTTGAATAGCATCACGAATTAAAACTCTATTTTGTTGATAGCCAATTTCTGGCTCATAGTTAATACCAAACTGTTCAAGCATCAATGGGATTAAAGTTCCAGAAGCATTTTCAAAGTCATATCGATTTGTAATTAATTTAATAAGAGTTCTTATATAATCAAATTCAAAACCAAAAAGATTTAAAAAGCTTCTTAACTTTTCGTTGTCTCCAGCAATACTTGCTGTATAAGGCGTAGTAAGCTTATAAATTCTTGGCATGTATTCATACATAAGCGCTTGAGTATTAAAGTCTTCTACAGCTAACCCTGTCACTTGACCAGCAAGCACCCATTGAAGTTGAACTTGGTCTAACACAAAAATTGAATAGTAATAAAAACGTGCTTTATTCTTGCCTACGTTATCAGTATAAGTGAGGGGGTCTTTACCTCTAGTAGTAGTAAAGATAACCTCCCCATCAGTTGAGTTAACAGGGTATCCAAATGGGTTTCTAACCAGTCTTAACTTTGCCCATGCTCCGTAAGGGCTGTTCCAGCTTAAAGTAATCTGTTTGTATCCAGAAGACAGCGCTTTAAAAGGGGATGCGTCAAACGCAATTGGGCTATCTGTACCGTAGTAACTTAAAGGAAACGACGGCGAGCTGTAGTAATCAAGACCGTAGCGTGCCATTAACTTAAGAACCCTCCACTTACTGTTACATCAAATGTACCAGCTTGAGGCAACTCATTTGTTAAACAGATAATATCTTTTACGGTAAGGGCTGTAACTGAACCAGTTACTGTAGCCGCTGAACCAACAGCTGTTGCAACAAGTGCGTAACTGAAGGTGTTTGAAGTAACAGCTGTTACCACAGCTGTACCATTGAATACGGCGTTGTTTACAGCGGATACAAGCACTGTCTGACCTACAGTTAAATTATGGTTAACAGAGGTAGTTAGCGTTGCAACGTTTCCAGCAAGAACTCTGTTGTTTATGGCAAAAGTCTGCTCTTCATCTGAACGCACAAGCTTAGATACAGTTGCTCTTGATACTCCAATTACATCGTTTACTACAGCAAGAACATCTTGTAAGTTAATTCGGTCATTAAAAGACACGTTATCAAAAGCAAAAAGTTCTTGAAGAGCAGCTTTTACATCAAACTCTACTTGAGAATTTTTATATTGACTAAGAACTACTACATCCATTTTTAATTGAGTATTAACATACTTAGGTGGCTGTAAAGTTATAGTTACTCCAGGCGCTGTCTTATCAACAAAGTAATCTAAAATTTGAGTTGCTAAGTTATTAAAAACTAGAGAAGAGGTTACCCCATCAGATTGAAGCCCTGAGTCTCCATAAGGAGCAATATACATTGTCACGTTACTATAGACTTCAGCAATAGATATAGCTTTTGCTACACCTGTTACTTGAATTGCAATAGCAGAATAGTCTGTTAAAGCTACCGCTCTATTTAAAGCTCTAATACTTTTTGGAGCGTTAGTGCGAATAGAGTCTGTAGATTCTGGCTCAGCTCCTCCTGAACCAGACCCCAGCACTTGACCAACGTCAATATTGTTAACGCTAATTCCTGTTGGGACAGAGGTTAAAATGTATTTAATAGTTCCAGCGGGAACGTTTCCGTTTTTACCTCCACCAACTCTATAGGTTGCATATACATCTACACCATTTGGTGGAATACGTCCATTAATTCCATCACCAAACTGTAAATAAACCTGCTCATCAGAGTCAACAACGGCAATAAATACTGGGTCATAGTTTTGATAATCAATTATATATTCAACTTGAGTGTAGTTAATTCCAGCAACAGTTACAATAGTACTTTTACTAATTACAGGTGAATCAGATAGTTGAAAAATTTGATTAACTGAGCCATCAGAGGTTCCTATTTTTTCAGTTTTAGTTTCGCCTTCTTGTGCATATACCTGTGCAGAACCAGAGGTGCTTCCAACTTTTGCTGGAACTGTAACGTCTTCTAGAGTTTCAAAAGTAACTTGGGTTGTAACTCCATTAGATACAATGCTTGTAGATACTTGAGTTAAAGCAGGTACAATAGCGGGGGTTGCAGTTGAGTTATAGAAAGTTAAGTAAACGAGTGCGGCGGTTCCTTCGGTTGGGGTGTACCCAAGAACACGAGCTAAAGACAAGACGCTATCTCTTTGGCTAGCAGTTGTAATAAAAGACTCATTAGCTGAGCGGTCAATATAGTAGCTAAGATTGTCGCCAATATAAGAGAACAATTCAATTAAGGTCATGCCAAAGTCAGAAGGGTCTCTATTTGTCCATTCGGGAGCAAAGTACGGGATAAGCGCTATTAGGTCTTCTCTAATAGACTCATAGTCTTTAGAGGTGTAGTCAACCTGTGGTACGTAGTTACTGCTAGCCATTTCTTACCTCCCGAATTAGGTCGCCTGACCTGCTAAGAATATCAGTTCTTATCGTTACACTGTCTTCCAATTGCCCTGGGCCGTAGGAATAATTTATATTTACAGACAAAACACCATTATCGTCATCTAAAATTTTTTCAACTTTTCCAAGGGCTAAGTCTGGAAGCCAAAAAGAGAAAGCTCCAGCAATAGCTTGATTAATCATGCTTATAGCTGTAGTAGTGTTTTCAAAGGTTGCTTCTTCAACACTGCTTCCATAGTTAGGTCTCATAACCCGTTCTCCAAAATAGGTCATAACCGCAAGCACAACTCGGTCTTGCCATATTTTTTTGTCATCGGTTGTGTACGCTACACCCCCGTTACTATCAAAAGAAAAAGGCAAGCTTATTGCTCTACTCATAGTTCTACTCCCATCCATACTGGAAAGTTAGGGTCCCCGCCTTCAAACATAACCCATACTTTTTGGTCTAGTTTTGGAACTAGACGGTGCGGGGTATGCTCTGGAACCGTGTCTGTTTCTTGGTCATCATTCCACTTGTTATCTTCATCAGCAACTGTCTTATGCTCATGGTCTAGATAGTTTGTTGTATCAGATTTACCTGTGTGGTTATTAGTATGGGCTAAAGTCTGGGTTGCGCTAAAGCTATGTGTATGAGAACCAAAAGTACTTACAGTTGCTGGTCCAGAAGTTCCTGATACAGATACGGCGTGGTCTCCGTGGGCATTAAGTAGGGCAGCTACCTCAGAAGCTAGATGATACTTATGGTCAGGGTGATTAGTATTAGCTAAAACAGGTAGGCAAGGTCGAGCCCATTCAGTGGTCTCTTGCCCCAAAACTTGTGGAACAAGTAATTTAATGCGGCTTTCTTTATCAGGGTCTTCTATGTCTACACAGATTCCCTGATATAGCCCGTAAAATCTTTTATCTTCGTTCATGCTTTTACCGTCTTTACTCTTTTAGCTACTACTGGGGAGCGCCGTACTACCGTAGTAGTAGAGGTTAGCTTAGGAGTTGCTGTTTTCCAAAGCGAAGCAGATTTAGATGAGGCAGGTTTTGAACGATTACTAATATTACCAAAAGAAACCGCTGTCTTAGAGTTCTTTGGTTTAGTACTTTTAACAATTTTTGATTTTGGTTTTACAACTGTTTGTTTTTTTCCTGGAGTAATAATTCTTTTTTGTTTAACATCTGGAGCTTGAATAGATGAACCATCTGTCCATCTAGTTGCTAAGCCTAATGAGTCAGTACCAAGATGAAGCATGGTTGTATACTTGTATTCAATATCTCTTTGAGTCTCTATGATTATATGTTCTGTTCCAATAACAGTCCAAAAACCACTGTAGGCCGCACCAACCCCATCAATATAAACAGGTAAGTTTGGTCGTATGTTAGGTTCTCCCAACACTTCAGCAGTTGCTCGATAAGGAAAACTGTTTCTAGCCTCAGCTGCTTCCGCTTCAAATTTAGCAATTTCTGCGGTAGGTGCAACAACTTTAGTTTCAAATCTATCAAACATTTCAGTAGATTCTATAGATTTAGTTTTTTTATTTCGTTTTTGTTGAGTAATTGATGTTGGTTTTTTTGAAGCTTTGTCAACACCACTAACCGCAACTGCAGCTTTGAAGGTACCTTCTATTTCTAAAGAGTCGCTGATTACAGGTCTAAAACTGTACAAGGTAGAGCCTTGTGCGCTACTTTCACTACGCATGATAAAGTAAGGGGCAATAGACCTATAGGTTGCGTAATCATTTAATATAGGCTCAAAATAAAGCTCAGTGTTATGAGCTCTTAAAGTATACCCATGCTGTTTTGCAAGACGAACAAGCAACTCCCAATCGGTGTGGGCTGCGTGAGATACCATTTCAAAAATTCTTTTAGTTGGAACTACAAAAGCAGCAAGTCCGTGAGTCTTTGCTATTTTTGTTACAATGTTACTTGCTGTAATATTTTTATATACTTTTTGAGAAGCTTGTTTTAAAGGAAAGGTTCCTCCAATAAAAACAACTTCCGTAAAAGCTGTTCCAGGGGTATGGCTTGGTTGAATGTGATGCACATAGCCAATAAATTCTCGTGAAGATTTGCTTCCCATTATGTTAAATTTAGCTGCAGAGCCAGGTTTAATATGCTCGTATGATACGTTCCAATCTCTAAACCGAACACTAAGCATTTCATGTTCATTTATTTTTTGGTATAAACGAGCTTCATATATAACTTTAGGACCTCTAGGGGCGTCTGGAAATTCAACATTAATAAATTTAAACACGAGGAATCCTAAGTTTTGTATTTGCTGGTATATTCATAAAATCTTTTACCTCAGGATTGTACTCAGCAATTAGCCACCACAGTTCTGGTTTGTTATAGTATTTATTAGATATTTGGTCTAGCCGCTCACCAGTTTTATACGTATGTGTCCAGTAAGTTACTTTGCCCAAATTTGAAACAGAATAAAAAACAGTAGGGTTCTCATCTCCTCCAGATTTTGTTGCAAAAAAATCAATGGTTGCGTACTCATAGCGAGAGCCAAGGTAAATAGTCATTATACGATTGTACTTCCTGCAAAGCAGTCTAGGCTTATGCTTAAGGTACTTCTTAATGGAATCATCATTTGATTAAAATATTGATGATTAATAGACAATTGAGTAATCCAACCAACATAGGAAATAGAGTTTTCATCTGGCCCAATTTGCACAGCCATTAAAGTTGGTCTCAAGTATCCAATATCTGCTGAGTGTTTACCTAATAAAGTCTTCCAACCATTTGGGGAGTTTTTTGTCTTACCATCCCCATTAATAGCTTTAAATAAATACTCAATGTCAGCCATAGTTCCATATTTCATTAAGTTGCTCATCTTGTAGTTAAAGGTTTCTGAACCGTTGGCGTGAAAACCGCCTTTATAGTAGGGAGCAAATTGGTCGTAAGTTGTTAAGTTTGGAGACTTAGCTGAACGAGTTTGAAACTCTTCATTTCTGCGATGAGCGTATGCCATTGAAAAATCATTAATTCTATCTATAACAATACTAAAGCTTACGGTCTCTTGTCCAGGGAACGCTCCAGATACTGCTCTTAATCTATCTGCAGCCGACGGGGTTACGTCTTGGTTTCGAGCTACAGACACAGAGATACTTTCTGGATTCCATAAAAATTGAAACCCATACTTGTAACTTTCTTGTTCATCCATTGCATCGTCATCAGTACCTGCTTGTTTTTCTTTATTTTCCGTTTGATTTTGTTTGTTAATCTCTCCAACAGTTGTAACTGTGCCTGTTTTCTTATCTACACTTGAAAGAGAACCAGCTGTGTTAAAAAACCAGATTCTTCCGCGACGAAGCATGTGCTCGTCAGCATCGTTTATACCAATCATTGTGCTGGCATAACGTGTTCCAGCCACAACGCGTGGGTTTATAGGAAGACTGAACTCATGTGGAGGTAGATTCCATTTGCTATCAGGTTCAGGAGTAGTTCTAGTTTTTTTTGTTTGATTATCAGTATTGTCCGTAGTACCTTCTTTATTTAAATTATCTCTAATATTTTTTACAGCCCAAAGAATAGCTGCTCCACCAACCACTAAACCAGTAACTGGATTAGTAGCTGCGGCACCAACGGCAAGACGTAGAGCAGTGCTTTTTACAGCAGCAATTGCTAGGTTTTTACCAGCAGTTCCAGCGCCAGTCTTTGCAACAACAGCTGCTACGCCAGCGGTTTTTACTGCAACCTCAGTTGCCGTTAAAGCAACATTTGCTACAGTTTTTGAGGACGGGAGTTTTGAAACACGGTTTTTTGCAGCAGCAGTAGTTGCGTTTGTATTTATTACTGCTGTCTTTTTAGACAGTTGTTGGGGTGTATAACCTACTGACATTATGACTGTGCCGCCTGATTCATCATTGTTTGGCTACTTAAAGCTGACTTAAGAGCTGCCACGGTATCACCTGGATTACTTGAGCCATTAACAGCAATAGTTACGCCACCGTAGTTATAGGTGTGTTGAGCCTGTCCTCCGCCTTTAATGTTTTCCCAAGCTCCTTTAATAAAGTCTCCCAAAACGCTCTTATTATCTTTATTGAAACCATCAAGGATTCCTCTAAGAGTTGTTGGTTTTGAATCATCTTTAGAAGAAGAGGCGGAAGATGAACCCCCATCGCTAGACTCTGAAGCACCAGAGCCAGAAGAACCAGCGCTTCCACCGCTAAGAACGCCCTTAGTTGACCACTGGCTCCAGTTCTTTCCACCAGCAGACATGTGTCTAGCTACCTTTGCATTAGTCAAGGCATCAAATAAGTCATCAGTAGAACTAAGTTTAAAAGTCCCACCGTTAGCGTCTTTCCACTCTTTAGCTAGGCGTTCTTTTGCAAGACCACCAAGCATATTGATTTGGAACAAGCCATAAGATAAGTCTTTGTCGTGAGGGTTAAATGCCCAAGGACGTTTCCCAGACTCAGCCTGTGCAATCTTCTTAGCGTTCTCAAGACCTTGGTCTTTAAATCCAGCTTGCTTTAAGATGTCTTCTAACTCTTTATCTCCAAGAACAATCTTTCCTTTTCCTGCAGGACGAGTGTCTGGAGCGTTGTGAGTCTTATTGTGAACTTCCCCACCCTCATGTCGGAATGGGTAGTTCTTAGCTTTTAATTCGTGGTTAGGAATGATTGTTCCATCAACCTTAGGCATAAAGAGTTCTGGGCCTCTTTCACCAACAATGTAAGGAGTTGGACTTTCTTTAGCAACAGGTCCGCCAGTTTCGCGTTTAAACCAGTTAAGGGGGTTGAGCATTGAAAGGCCGCCTCCACCAAATACGGTTTCACCAAAAGCCTTGATGCCACCAAGCATTTTTAAAATAGGGATAAACCTATCAATAAAGTTTAAAGTACTTGTAATACTGCTTACAATTTTATTTCCAAATTCAAAGACGTTACTCATTGTAGGAGCTAATTGCATCAATGTATCAGAGGCAGTTGACACTCTTTTGCTTAAAGACTGAACTGCGTTAGTGCTAGCTCCTGTTTCTCGTGCCTGCTCTTTTAAGTCAGCTCCAGCTAAACGCTTTCCGCCAGTACGCGCTTTTTGAATAAGACCGTCTGATACTTGACGGCGTACTAGGGAGTCTGTTCCAAACAGGTTAGTAATCATCATATCTAAAGCGTTACCAGGCTGCAAAGATATTTTGATATCTTCAACAGTTAGGGGTTCCCCACCAATTTTTTCACGGTTAAGCTTTGACCAAATTTCATCAATAATCTGTGGCATAGGTTTCATAGAACCGTCTTCACCACGAATTCGGATACCGACAGCACGAAGCATATTTACATTTCGACCCTGTTGAACAGCGCCATATGCTTTCATTGATTGTTCAAGACCCATACCTGGGGTAAGGTTTGACATCTGGGCACTGCCCATAAAGACATCATTAAAGTTTGGACCAGAGATACCGTAAGAGCTTGCTGTAGCTAAAGCATTAGCGGCGTCAAATTTATTAGTAATTGTTCCAGCACGCTGAGCTTCTTTCATCATTCTTGTTACGTTGCCGTAGTCGCCCTTTACAGAGCCTGTTGAGCCGTAACCAGATGACTGCTGCTGGTAGAAGACAGCACGACTTGTTGCCAAGTTCATGTCTACTGCTTCTGATGTTTTAGGAAGAGCTGAGATGCTTCCAGTAAATAAAGCTGTTGATATAGGACCTCGGTTAGCGCTTAACCATTCACCAAAAGAACCGCGACCCCCGCCGCCGCCTCCACCGCTATTAGCGTTAGAAAATACCTGGTTTCCAGTTGGACCGCCTGTATAAACCTGCGGATTAAAATCGTGAGCAGCTAAGGCTCCTCCGCCAGCAAAGCGTGGTTCAGGGGCTACTTGATTAGAACCAACACCCGCTCCACCGCCACGTAGTTTATTAACCCCACCAGATAGGGTATTAACCCACCCGCCAGTATCTTGTTTTAAAAGGTTAACTTCTTGGCGAAGAGTAGAGATACCTGTTCTAAGGTCGGAGATAATAGACCCAGACTTAGAAGAGCTTACGTTAAACGAAGCTTTTGAGTCTGCCACTTACATTACCGTCCTTTAAGTCTCGTAGAGCGTTCCAGCCAATTTTGCCTTTCTCTAACAGAAAGGCCTCTTATGTCTGAAAGCGTCCATCCAGTAAAAGTTCTTGTTAGAACTTCGTATTCATCAAGAAGAGATTCGTAATCTTTTTCGCTATATACGAAACAAATCTAGCAAGCTCAGAGGTAAATCCATAGACTCACCACATGCCTTGCAGGGCTTCTTCACCTCCCCAAGGCGTGGGCCTGGGTTACGGTTGATAATCTCTTCAACAATTTTTGTGCGGTCAGCCATACCAAGTGATAAAGCAGTTCCTGCACCTACTGATTGAACTCCGTCTATTGAAACAATACATCCAGATAGTAGTAGCGTATTAATTTCAGCTGATGTTTTTTCATAGTTTTCCATCAACTTCTTTTGTGTTAATCCATTTGGAAGTCGAACTTCTACGGTTCCTTTTTTAGTCTCCATAGTCCAAGCTCTGTCTTCAATTGGATTGTCTAACTTTTTGATAGGAACATCTTTAGTTAGGTCAATCTCTTCTGCGCCTTCGCTCATACACTCTAGACAACGAACCGCTAATGTAGCGGTTGGTCCAAAAGTTACTCTACGAATACCCAGCAATATTGCGTCTCTGTCACCAGCTAAAAGAGTGTCAAGGTCGGATTGGGATACCGCGTTGCCGCCAATTTTAGTAAGGCCTCTTTGAAGCAATACATTTAATGCTTTTCCAGAAGAACCAGCTTTTGATACTGCTTCTTCATCAGCTCCAGTAAGTTCCCTCACCTCTGCTGTGGTGTGCAACTCGCCATCTTTGTCAAGATGCCCACCTGGAAGTTGTACTTCAGACTCTGAAGGGGCCCGCGTCTTAATGACTGGTGCGGGCTCCTTCTGGGCCTTTTCAACAAATTGCTCGAGTAGTTGCGAATCAGTAATGATTTGTGGGTCGGACACGATTTATACTCCTAGTTAGTTTAAATTAGATTACTTTGGTAGACCATCTTTACGAGAGTAGTCTGAGCCTGTAAAGAAGACTGACAAGCCTTCGTGAACAAGAGACATAGACTCAAATAAGATTGCTCCATCTGCAGCATTTAGGTCTGTGTAGTTTAGCGTACTAATCCATGCGTTGTGAATCTTGAAACCCATTACTGGAGTATCAGCCTGAGAGTCTGGATGGCTCATAACGTAAACGTTGATGTTAACGCGGAAACTCTTTGCAGCGCTTCCAGTTCCACCAGTTGCTAGTCCTTCACCAGATGAAGCGCCAAATAGGCCACGCATCCATGTAATTGCCTGGTCGTTTCCGTAAAGAACGCCACGCTGCATAGTGATTGGGGTAAAGGTGGTCATACCAGGTACCTGGTGAACGGTAGTGTTGTATCCACCTTCACGGTATTGGATTGACTGAGTGTTTACGCTCAACCCGCTAATGTTACTGAAACCACCAATCCAACCTGTAGAAACTCCACTGGTTGCTGGTGCTGTACTTGACGAGGTCAAGATACGCTTGTCAAATACTGCTTCTGTACCCGCTTGTGAAAATTCAGCAACGAATTTAAACGAACGTAGTGGGTCTGTCGCTAGCGTTGAGAAGCGATTGATTATGCTATCTGTCATTTATTGGCTCCTTTACGCCACAGTAACGGTGGTTCCACCGTCAAACTGACCAATTTTGATTACAACGAATTCAGCTGGACGCTGTAGTGAAACGCCAACTTCAATGTGTACTTCTCCATTATCAATAAGATACTGAGGGTTATTCTCAGCGTCTACCTTAACGAAGAATGCTTCCTTAGGCTCTGCTCCACGGAGACCGCCCTGTGACCAGAAAGTTGTTAAGAATGAGTTAACAGTTGCTTCAAGACGACGCCATAGCTGCTCATCGTTTGGCTCAAAGATTGCAAACTCTGTGAGTGAAGTAAGAGACTTGCGTAGGTAGATAAGAGTACGACGAACTGGAATGTACTTATCTACATAACCTGGCTTTAGAGTACGTGAGCCCATAACGCAGATTCCTGAACCAGGAACGTATTTAATAGCGTTAATTGGTGCCGCTGCTGTATTCAAAGCATCGAGTTCCGCATTTGTTAATGAGGTAACAGATACTGCACCAGCAACACGTGACTGAAGACCAGCTGGTGCTTTAAATACTCCGCGAGAAGCATCTGTTGCCATCATAATTCCAGCTACAGCAGCTCCAGCACCAACAATCTTAGTAAGAGTTGAGGATGCTCCGAGAGCAGTAGTTGGGTCAGAGATGACCAAAGCTGGGTGGTACACAGCTGCTAAAGAACTTGGTGTGTATGTTGCAGATAAAGAAAGAGCAGCAGTTGCAGTAAGCGCTAGGCTGTCTACAACTACAAACACGTCTTCACGAGAGGCAGCGTAAGCAATTGCAGCGTTTACTACAGCAGTTGCTGTAATACCAGCAACATTAAGAACCAAAGAGTTTCCTACTGTGTCTAGAGAAGCAAGTGCTGTTGAGTAATCTGAAGCTACTAGTGCGTTTCCACCAGTTCCTCCGCTTAAAGTTTGGTTAGTTACAACCGCTGGGTTACGAGTAACGCCTGTATTACCTGAGTTCAAATCTACTAGACCAAGGTAAACAGATGATGAGTTAACGGTAGTTACCGCATAGCGTGTATCAGTAGTTGTCATACTTAGGTCAGTAAATCGCTCAACAATATTTGAATCAGTAACTCCACCTGCATAGACTGTTAAGTCAAAGTAGCCAGTAGTGTTAGAGTTTGAAATAGAGATGTTGAGGTTGTTACCCCAAGTACCTGGTGTATTAGCAGAAATTGCAAGTGTTGCTGATGGGCTTCCAGCGCGGTCATTTAATGAACGAGACGCTGAAGTTGAAGAAGCCGCAACGCGAACAACGTAGCAAGCGCTTCCACCGTTGCTAAAAAACATGTAAACAGCAATAGGCAAATCATTTGCTGCTGTTGTGTTCCAAGAACCAAATGCTTTAACATACTGGCTCCAAGAAGTTACTAGAGTAGGAGTGCTTACTGGTCCGCGGTCATTTGCACCAGCAAAGGTTGCATATGAATCGGAGGTAGCAGTTGCTACTGGTTGAACAGGGTTTAACGTCTCTTGGACGTACACCCCTGGGCGGTTAAATCCTGCCATTTAAATTATCTCCTTAGATTTTGACATGGTTACAAATATTAGATAGCTGTTAGACCTGATGGGATATACGAACTAGTGCGACGCTGACCATCTTCTGTAAGTATGTTAATACCAACACTAGTAGCAGCTGGTGTAGCCGCCATAGCAACAGAAGGAGTCATTTCACTTACTATTCTAACCGTAAAAACATTACGTAGTAAACGGCGGTTTCCCGTTTCTCCATCTACTGCGTCTCGTTTTACATATCCATCAAGGAACATAGAGCGACGAGAGGATTCTGTACCAAGTTCATTTGGCACCTCTATAACTCCGAACTTTGATGGAAACTTATTTAAGAGCTGAAAAATAATAGCTCTATCATGGCGGGGATGACGTGAATACGAAGTCACTTGGTAAACAATGTCATAGGCAACTGGAATCTCATAAGAGTATGTGCTGCGTCCTACAGGCGCAATAGTTCCTCTGTAGTCTCCATCATATAGGCGGCCTGATGTTTGGCGGTCATTTGCTGGGACAATGTCAATTAAATCTATGGTCATAAATGGAAACTCTTGGGCTCTTACCTCAACATCTGGGTACCCAAACCATACTTTTACTGGACGAGCAGAGCTCTTCTCATCCCCCACAGTCAGACCCTGCAACATAGTTTTAAGAGCCAGGTCTTCTGCAATAACAAATCCGTTACCCATTAAAACACGTCCTCACTGATTAACTCATCGATAAGGTCTTTTCCAAAGATATCGGAAATGTATTCGTCAGTACGGTTTAAAAAAGGTCGAATAACAGATGCGGGTGGAGTAGGTCCAGTGCCGTACTCAAGGTCATTAATTTCTTCTTGAAGGTCTTCGGGGTAGTCAATTACTAGTTGAGTATCCTTAACACGGACAGTCATATTAGAAACAACCATAGAAGGCCAGGCAGCATCCAAAGCAGCATGTCTAAGTTTCATTGTCATCTTCTTAGAGAGCTCTTGGGCTTTAAAAAGCGCGGCTTCTTCAGCGCTATCGATATCGTTTAACGGCACCTTTAATCGCTTTCCCTAACGCGTAACCTGTTGCGCCACCAAGCAAGAACTTGCTCACACCTGATTCAGGGATACTTTTAATAATAGCTTCTCTAAATTGCATATCAGAAGCTCTATCAACTTTATCTTTTTCAGACATGACTTCTCCAATGGAGCGCAGGGTCTAACGCAAGGGTGGTGCTTTGAGTCCCGCATGGACTCAATATAAGGATAAAGCAAAGAGGGGCCTTTCGGCCCCTCAACTACTTACTTCTTTTTAATCTTCTTAGCTAATTTAGCGTCGTTCTTTTCATCTTTTTTCTCAAACTTTTTCTTCTGAGCGGGGGTCATGCCTTTGGTCCACTTTTTGTCGTCGTGCGCCATTACATGCCCTTCTTTCTGACCATTGAAGACTTCTTACCTTTAGCAGGTGCAGCCTTCTTAGCAAACTTCTTGTTAGCGTCCTTAAGGGACTTCATGCCGTGCTTATCTTTTGGCTTCATGCAGCCACAGGTAGCGCACATTACTTCTTCTTCTTTCGTAGGGCAGCGAAGTCAGAGCCTTCTAGCTTGCCGTCTTTGTCTGTATCAAGCTTTTTCTGCTTTGGAGACATCTTCTTTGGAGATGCCTTCTTTGCAGTCTTCTTGCAGGCACCCTTACAGTTTGGCTTTGAACAGCCACATCCGCATGATTTGCACATATTACTTACTCGCTTTCTTAGGTTTTGCAACTTTCTTCTTACCCGAGCCTGCGGGGACGCAGTTCGGAACCTTCTTGCCACCCTTAGTCTTCATGCCTACTTGAACGTAGCCATCCCAACAAGGGTTAGTATCTTTAGCCATTA